AGAGACGGCTACAAGCGCAAAGTTAGATTGCGAGAAACAAAAACCATGCTCATTAGCGAGTGTGGTAGACGATATGGGAAAAACAATGGCTTTAGAACGTTTGGTGATTGGCCTATGTTCATGCTGGACGAAGAAACCATAACCGATGCTGGCCAGCACACGGAGCAACAATGATCTATGAATGGGAATGCCACGACCAATCCGGCCAGCAGAGCTTAGATGTTCCAGGAGGCACGTTCTGGCTATCACCTGACATGGGCGACAGCTACAGCCTAATCAAGATAACAGTAGACGCGGCTGGTCCTAATCCGTCTAAGCCGGAAAGGTTCGCTACAGAGCAGCGCGCTAAGGCTTATGTCGATTATCTGATAGAGAAGGAGGGGTAGGGATGAGATCGTTTATATTATTGTCATCGATAATTATAGCTGAAGGCATAGCATCCCCAGGGCATCTAGAAGTGAGCAATACTGTAGGGCTGTTTGCTGGCATATTGTTAGGTCTTGGTGTTGTCGCAGACTTTGCTGAATTTATAAAAACCATGATTAAATAGAAGAATAGATATTAGCCCTTCGGGGCTTTTATTTTGTCTATATGTTGGTATAATTAGGCATAAATTAATAAGAGGGGATAAGGGTGACGGAGCGACTAAGTGTTTCAGTACCGAAGGAGGTTATAGCTGCGGCTAAGATTTTAGCTGGAATTGAAAAGCGCAGCCTAAGTAATATTGTTTCAAGGCTATTAGAGGAAGCTCTTTTAGAAAGAAATAAAAAAGCCGCTTAAACCGGAGGAGGAAATAAGCGGCAAGATCGAAACAAGGAAATGTAACCAACCAGAGTTACGAGGAAATTATAGCATGTTTTATTACCAGTTCAATATAGGCGATTACCATAGCCACACCGGCTATCTATCGCTGATGGAAGATTTAGCCTATAGACGGCTTCTCGACCATTACTATCTTCAAGAATCACCATTACCTAAAGACCCTAAAAATGTAGCCAGGGTTATCGGTATGCGCGAATATTCTGATGAGGTTGCTCAAATTCTCGAAGACTTCTTTTTTCTTGAAGATGGCGGGTGGATCAACAAGAGAGCCAATGAAGAAATAGCCGTGTATCACTCAAAGGCAGATACAGCAAGGGTTAACGGGAAGAAAGGCGGAAGGCCAAAGAAACCCAGCACTAACCCAGACCTAACCCAACAGGAACCCAAAGAAACCCAGCCGGTTAATTTAGCTAACCCAGAAGAACCCAGCCCCACCCCAGCAATAACCGGATTGCAAGCTAACCAAGAACCAAGAACCAAGAACCAAGAACCAGTAACCAGTAACCAAGTTAAACCCCTTGTCGATTCTCAAGAGAATACGACCACGCCAGCACGCGAAGTATTTGAATGTTGGCAGCGGATCATGAATCACAAGACAGCCAAGCTTGACGACAAGCGAAAGAAATTAATCAACTCCGCCCTGAAGACAGGTTATTCAGTTGCAGACCTATATCAAGCAATTCTCGGCTGTAGCGTTACTCCTCACAACATGGGGAAGAACGACCGAAATCAGCGTTATGACGGGCTACACATAATCCTGAAGCCTGAAAACATTGATCGGTTTATTTCTGCTAACAGGAAAGCGGCCGATCCTAATGAAGGCTTTGAGGAATTCTTTGGCATGCAAAGCAATTCAAACGATATCGAAGGGGAGTTAGTCAGCGATGGATAATCAGGACAAGCAAAGCTTTAAAAAACTATTCGATGATATGGCGGGTTATTACGACAAGCCTGAATTATCTCAAGGCGTTCTAGGGATTTACTTTGCTGCGCTTGAGAGATTCAGCATTGAGCAGGTTAGGCACGCGGCGAATAAGCATATCCAAGATGATAAGCATGGGCCGTTTTTTCCAAAGGTAGCCAACATTGTTTTTCACCTTGAGGGCGGCGGGATTACAAACGATGGAATTATTGCCGCGGCAAGACTGAAGCAAACTCCACTCGGAATACTGTGCTGCATTCAGATTGGAACGATGAGCCTAGCCAGTGGGGACAGCTTCCACTTGAGGCAGCGAGCCGAGGAATGTTTGCAGCTATTGCCGGAATGGAAAGCCAGGGCGTTGAGCGGAGATTATACCGATCATGAGATTAGCATCATGATTAAACACGATGTTGACCCATGCCAGCCATTCACAATAGGTCTAGCTAGACCTACAAGTACACCAGCGCTGCGTTCAAGGCTGGAGGCGATAAAGGATACCCCTAGACATAAATTCCTGCTTGCGCGGCCTTATATAGGCGAGAACGATAAAGATATTAAGCAAGCAAAAAACGTGGCTGAGTTCGTGGCAATCGAAATGATGAAAGGAGAAAAGGAATGAGCGATCTGGAATCAGCAGAGTTTTTCGCACCATCAAATATCGACATGGTAGACGGCCTGATAGACCGGTATAAATCCAGTCTCGGAAGTATTGAGCGGGCCGCTGAGTACACTCAGGGTAAAGACTTCGGGGCTGCGCTCGGATACTTCATAACTGGGTCAAATATTGATGGTAGGCATCGTGAGGCGCCTAGTTTTGACGCAAAGCCAGCTATTAGCGCTCTAAATTCGAACTTCTGGAAAATCGCGCTTGATCTAACTGACGTGCTTGATTTCATGCCGTCAAAACGACGCGAGGAATGGTTCGAGTCCATCACAAAAATGGAAACTCCAGATTTTGAGGAAGCCACAGTCAGGTCAACTCTTAGCAGTCTTCTCTCTCAGCGCATGGACTTCCTTGCCGAGAAAGTAGACGGCATATTTCAATCGCTGAGTAAGGCGCATATAACAAATCAGCCAGAGGGTTTCAGCAAGCGCATGATCTTAACTGGCGTGACTGACAGCTGGGGTAGTTATGGGCGTGATAAAACTGGTCAAGTTAATGATCTTCGCACAGTGATTGCTAAATTTATGGGCCGTGATGAGCCAGGTTATAACTCAAGCAATCAGCTTGTAGAGCATGCTCGAACATATCATCGGGGCGACTGGGTAACTGTGGATGGCGGCGCGCTGAGAGTCCGTTGTTATTTAAACGGTAATGCTCACTTAGAAGTTCATCCAGATATGGCGTGGCGCCTTAATCAAGTTATGGCCCATTTGCACCCGTCTGCAATCCCGTCAAGATTCAGGCAGAAGCCAGCGCGCAAGAAACGTGAATACACGCTAATGGATAAGCCGCTCCCGTTTGCTGTTCTTAATATGCTCGGCGGTATGAAGCAAATGCGGACAAATAAGATGGGCCGGGGCTTTGAAGAGATCGAACCGCTAACAACAAACAAAAACTCGCTTCAGTTTTATTACGGAGACAAAGACAAGCACGTATTGGCTGAGGCCGTAGAAGTGTTGGCCTTACTAGGCGGCGTGAAATTTACGCAAAAAGGTGCTTCGTGGTTTGAGTTCTCATACGACGTTATGCCGGTTATCAAAGATATTATTTGCTCTGGCTGCATCCCTGATCAAAAAAGCCACCAGTTTTACCCAACTCCTGAACATATCGCGAAAGAAGCTGTTGAGATTGCCAGTATTAACGAGACTCACGACTGTCTTGAGCCGTCAGCAGGAATCGGGGGGCTGGCGGATCACATGGTTGTTTGCGATTCGGTCACATGCGTCGAAGTTAGTGAACTGCATTGTCGAGCTTTGGATCAAAAAGGTCATTACGTTGTGCAGGCTGATTTTTTGGAGTGGAAATCTACAATATATTTTGACCGCATCGTTATGAATCCTCCTTACAGTCAAGGTCGGTGGCAAGCGCATATCGAACGCGCAGCAAGCATGCTGAAAACTGACGGGGTACTGGTTGCGATTCTACCTTCCAGCGCAGCGGGTAAAGATGTCTTGCCGGGCATGAATATTACCTGGTCGCAAGCGCATGAAAATCAATTCAAAGGTGCGTCTGTTGACGTTGTAATACTTAAAGCAGTGAGGATGTGATAATGAGCAAAATCATAGGACTAGACACCGCATATACAACAGCAGTTGAGAAGCGCGGAATGAATATGGTTATTTCTGCGAATCTTGTATCTGAAATGGTGGATCGGATTAGAGAGCTTGAGGCTGCAAAGGATGAGCCTTTGTCTCATGCTAAATCATTAGCGTTATATCTTGAGGACAATATAGGATCTAAATATTCATGCCTGAGTGATGATCTGGCAGACTTCATAGCAGATATGGAGGTGGTGAAATGAGCAACACGTTTATCAGAAGCATTCTTAAACTTATTGCAGAGCATGAGCTATGGGATGGTGATATTTTCTGGGATGAATCTCTAAATTTCACTGTTCTTTGTAACGATGCTTTCTACTGGGGGTCTGCTGATGCAGAAGAACTAACCCAAGATTCATTTAATGATTTAGAGAAGTCCATTGTTGATGCTGGAGATGATGGCTGTCTGCTTTATTGCGCTAGGCGTAGAGGCATGAGGCCACAGGGGGCAATGTATGAATACCTGGATAAAAATAGCTGGACGCTATTTGATGCTTGCGGGCCTGAGAGAGAGGTAGGAATCGGCAACCCCAAGGAGCATCCATTGCCATCACCCCCGCTTAACGAGGAGCAAGGATAATGAGTGGGGTAGAAGATATTGCTGCATGGATCGTACTAACAGGTTTTTATGTCTTTGTGGCTATACCAGCCATGGCTGATGAGTATACATATTACAAAAGCTTAGCGCTCGGAATAGCTCTTCATCTCATGTTGCTAGTGATATTCGGCTTGGGAGCAGGTTTGATTTTGATATTAGGGTGGGCCTTTAAAACTGTTCTATTTTAATTACGGAGTCATGGTAATGGCCCTATAAAAGGCAAATAATCTAAAGTAATCATTGCATCCTTCCAATAGTTTGACATAATAGCTTCGTCAACTAAGGAATTGGAGCAAAGCAAAATGCGCACAAAGACTCAAGAGAAACTAATTCAAATAGCAAATAGCAATGAGCATGGCAAACAAATCAATCAGTGTCTCGCGTTGCCATGGACAAGGCCCGAATGGCGGCCGAGTATCTACAGGCGCACGGGGCAGCGATGCAGCGCATTCATTAGTAAAATCAGGGGTTTTTAGTGTTGTAGATAAATACTCATCTACCCAATCAGATGGCGGTTACACAATTACAATTATGGACACCGTCTACAAGCTGAACGCTTCATACTAGGAAGGGGCACATCATGACGCCATCGCAACAAGCAAAGAAGGCAGGGCTTTACACTCTGACTCAAGTTTCAGAGATGACAGGGCAGAGCCTTCAGACGCTAATCAGCTGGCACAAGAACAAGCAAAAGCTGTTTGATGTTGTAGTTATCGGATGTGCGGAAAAGCTCAAGGATCACGAAGGGTCGGGTATGTAACGCTAGGCACATAACGTTTGAATAAGCGGCTGTGGCACACAGTCCGATTGATGAATCTGTTAAATGAGAGGGTTGCATGATGAAGATTAGTAATTTTAAGTTGGTTGACGTAATTGGTGGCTCTCCTATAAACCTTAGATATAAGGCGACTGTAGATGTTACAACAAAAAACGGTTTGTTCCTGAAAAAAGTTACTGAGCAGAAAGAGGTTTTTAAGACCTATGCGGGGCACTGGTATTTTATTGAGACCGGTGAATATACGCCAAGTGATCAGGTTGAAAATTTAGCGCGAAAACTAGAGGCAGAGAAAGGAAAAGACTTGCGGAGTTGTTTGGACGCATAACGTTTGTATTTGGATAACGAAGGGAGTGAATTAGATGGAACTTGAAAGAAACACAGAAAGCGAAATGGTTTTTACGCTTATCGACTCAGATCAAGAAGCTGGATTGATGGCTAACATTAACGGCGTCGATTGTAAGCAAGCATCTGCCCCGCATGACGATAAAGTTCTGTGGAAGCCAGCGGGCGATTGGATTAACAGCCCGTACACGATTGACGATTTGCGCGAAGAAGTTGGGCACCAAGAAAAAGCAGCGGCCGTAGCTATCGCGGCGGCAGAAGTAGCGGAAGAAACAAAAGCCCGAAAGGCTGAAAGCCCATTAATCAAAAAAGGAGACCTTTCTATTTTTGTGATGGAGTACTTGGCAAAAAGCCGGATAACAAAAACCATCCGAGAAATCTCCGAAGGCATGGGCGAAAAAGACCCGTCGGTTTATGCGGCGGTAAACAGACTTCGCGCCAGAAAGCTGGTCGTTCGCAGTCGTGACAAATACACGTCTACAACAACTCAGCCATCGCAGGCTTTTCAGCTAAGTAAAGCGGGCATTGAAGCATGGAAAGAGATTAAGGCGGAAACAGCATGAAGGTTTTGGACCTATTCAGTGGAATCGGCGGCTTCTCCCTTGGCCTTGAGCGCGCAGGAATGGAAACGGTTGCGTTTTGTGAGTTCGAGCCACACGCGCAAGCAGTCCTGAAAAAGCACTGGCCGGACGTGCCAATACACGAAGATGTGAGGACTTTAGATGCAACACAGTACAGAGGAACAGTTGACGTTGTATGCGGAGGATTCCCCTGCCAAGACTTATCCCAAGCCGGAAATCAGGCCGGATTTAACGGCGAGCGCTCCAGCTTATATCTCGAAATGCTGCGAATTATTAGCGAGAGTGGATGCCGCTGGGCAATTCTTGAAAATGTCGCAGGGCTGTTTACTGGAGAGTCAGGGAAATGGTTCGCTAAGCTTCTCTATGACTTGGCCGAGATCGGGTTTGATGCTGAATGGCACCGTATATCGGCTGCCTACGTTGGCGCACCCCACCACAGGGATAGAGGCTGGATTATTGCCTACCCCACGCTGCGGGATGACGGGAACGGCGAGCAAGAATCGATTAAACGACAAAAACAGGAACCTCGAGAAGGCTCTAGCAGAATTAAAGTTTCTGCCAACGCCAACGCTCAGCGATGCGAAAGGCTCGCCAAAGTCGCGCACCATCTTAAACAACAAATCGAACTTATGCGAAGTTCTGAGGCAGTCCGAGAGCGATTCAATCTATCCGAGCCCCCGCTTTGTGGAGCAAATGATGGGGTTCCCCGTAGGTTGGACAGACTTAGACGACTAGGCAATGCAGTAGTCCCACAGATACCCGAAGCAATCGGCAGAGCAATTATGGCAGTGGAGGCAGCATGAACATACAAACACCAGCAGCACGGAACACAGATCCAGACACAAGCCATCTAGCGGCGCATAGCGTTACGACTACGGGAACCCGCCACACGAACAATCAGAAGTGCCGGGAGGCTGTAGAAAACAACCCTGGCGCTTCATCTGCGAAGATCGCAAAGATAACCGGCTTGGATCGTCACGAAGCGGCCCGACGCTTATCAGACCTTCGCGGGATTTCAGTAGAGCAGGGCGAGCCGGTCAGATGCAAGCTGTGCAATAACAGGCTGTGCGTCACTTGGTGGCCGAAAGACGAAGCCAAATGGCTTTAAATAAATTAAATCAGAGGAAGTAAAAATGAAATTAATGATATTCCCGTTAGTTATAGTTTTGGTTGTTGGCACAGGTTGGGTAAAAAATATTATCAAGCTGGCTGACTGTGATTTTCAAGCCCCGTACAAGGCCGAGGTAATACACGCGATAGGCATTATCCCGCCTGTCGGAATGATTACCGGCTGGCTTGATTTGGGCCAATAAAACTTTACGGCTTGGGCTGGGCGGTTTTGAGACTTCCGCCTTGGCTCACCAATTCAATGCAGATTGAACGAACAAAGAGGAAATGAAATGGATGACTTACGAGCAAGCATGCTCTTGATTGCGTCGGGACAGATTGAAAACCCTGGCATTGAAATGGAGGTCGAAGGCGAGATGATGTCATTTTCAGGCAGGGAGGCAAAGGTGTTTGCTGTCGGTGTTTTAACTGGACTCAAGGCAGTCGTCAGTGATGTGACGCTAGATAATTCAATCAAATTAGAGGAAGGCAAGTAATGGCAAAGCGATTAGTAATTAAAACCGGTTCTTACATGAAAGACGGCCAAGAGAAAGGCGAATATACGCGAGTTGGCGTGATGATGGATGGCGACAACGGGCCCTATCTGTTGCTTGATCCCTGTGTGAATTTGGCGGGCTGTCTGACTAAGCAAAACATGATGAATCACAAGAGCGGCAAACAGGTTCGAGATAGTCTACTTGTGAGCGTGTTTGAAGATGACAATCAGCATCAGCGACCACAGCAGGGCCAGCAACCGACACAGCAAAGACAGCAAGCACAAGGCGGGTATGATCAACAATTCGAGAATGAGCCGCCTTTTTAGCGAGCCCTAAATAGGTTAAATGCGGAGGGGTTTCGGCCTCTCCCTTTAGCGCAAAGACAACGGACTAGGAGCTAACGCGGAATGAACGCCTACCAAGGGCCTACTGGCTCAAAGTTACCTCAATCAAAGCTAGATGAATCTGACGTTCGGTTAATCCGTCAGATTCACAGCGAGAAGCAGGCCGAGATTAAAAAGCTGAACGAAGGCTGCTCGGCAAAGGCGCTGGCTGAGAAGTTCGGAGTTCATTGTCGGACTATTGAAAAGGTTCTGAATTACAGCACATGGCGTCATGTTTACTAGGTGAGGGTGGGTAATGGCTGAGCAAATAATCAACAGCCGTCAGAGTTTGGAAGCGTACAAGAAGTTTCTTGATGTTCAGTTTGAGCAGCACAAGTACCTACGCACCACGATGAAGACTGGGAAACAGCGCACGCTTACTCAGAACTCTTCGCTGCACCTGTTCTGCCAACAGCTGGCTGATGCTTTAAATGATGCGGGCTTTGACTTTAGGGCATTTGTTAAAGAGGGTTATCCGGTGCCGTTCAATGAAATGCTGGTTAAGGAATATTTGTGGCGACCTATTCAGAAGGCTATCACCGGCAAGGAATCAACAACAAAGCCGCTGATGAATGAATATGGACTGGTATACGACGCTTTGAATATGAAGCTTTCAGAACATGGGATCTATGTCCCGTGGCCGTGCAAGGAAACTGTGTGAATTACGGGAGGATTTATGAAAAGACCGGATAACTTTGATTTTGCAATGGACTTTTTAGGAGTCCCGGAATCTGAGGATTTAATACAATATATCGAAAAGCTTGAAATTCTTAATGAAGTTGCCAGGCGGGTATATCAAGACCTCGAAGATGACGGAATATATGGAGACTATGCATTAGGTGAAGATTTGTGGGGCGAGTTTAGAAACAAATTTAAAGACACATAACACCAAGGATTATGGTTGAGCGCAGCGAGCGCCTAAGTCCGACTGTTATATTGGAGGAAGTGAAGTGAAGAATAAGATTTGTCGAGAGTGCAAGTTCAGCTTTGAGCCGCGCAATAGCTTGCAGGTCTGCTGTAACCCAGCTTGCGCTATCACTTATGCCAGAAGGAAAGAATTAGCCAAGCAGAAGAAAGCTGTAACGAAGGTTAAAAAAGTACACGCCAAGCAGAAGCGGGAATTCTATGAGAATGATATTAAGACGCGTCGAGATTCCGCCAAGAAAGCATGTCACGCGTACATTCGGGCAAGAGATAAGGATCAGCCCTGTATCTGCTGCGGAAGGCCGCTTGGAAAGAGTTACGATGCCGGGCACTTCATTGAGTCAGGAAACCATCCGAAAATCAGATACCACGAAGACAACATCCACGCTCAGTCTGTCTACTGCAATCAATACAAGGGCGGGAATAGCGACGATTACGAAGGCAGGCTAATTGAGAAAATCGGATCTAATCGAGTTGCGTTTTTGAAAGCTAACAAGGGCGGAACGATGAAGCGAACAGCGCAGGATTACAAAGAAATTGAGATTCATTACAAACAGAAACTAAAGGAGTTGAGCGAATGATAAAAGTTGATCTTATTGAGCTCGTAGCCGTGGTGGCGGCAAGCTTATTGCTGGTAGCTTATATGAACGTCGTATTAAATATGAGCTTTCCTGCCGAGGCTGGAGTCTGGGAATGGATTGGTTTTTGGGTTTGCGTGGTTATTTACAGTAAGGCTTGTTCTTGGAAAAGACGAAAAAAAGAGAAACGAACATGAACGGTAAAGGCGACAAGCGGAGGCCGACAGACGATAAGAGGTTCTCTGCCAATTACGACAGAGCATTTGGAAAGAAAGACCCTATGCCTCAGACGGCAGAAGGTTATAGCAAGTTAGCGGCTAGGGATTTGGAGTTAATCATGGAGCAGAGAGGAGAAATAAGAGCATTAAAGCGAAAGGTGAACGACTTGCAACAGAAGGCAGGGCGCGGAGCTTATATCCCTGTCAGGCATCTAAAACGGGAGAAGGCGGCATGAATAATAAAAAGCTTTGTAAGTGGCTAAGAGATAACAGCTCTGGCGTTTATCGCCCAGCAGCCGTCGCAGCGGAAAGAATTGAGTCGCTTGAACGAGCTGATGAGCTGCTAAGGAAGCTTAGGGACGATCTGCTAGAACGGGCAACCATGAGGCGCGATTTTGACGGCCCTGATGGGGACATTATTATTGATTGCGGCTGGAGTAATTGGGCGGCAGTAAATGACTATTTAGAAAGCGCCTGAGTATTGTATAGGCTGGCGGGCACGGTTAACCAATAACAAGGGGCAGGCATGAGCGTATACGGGAGGATAGTTGCCGAGCGTCCTGATGTGGGGTATGGTGTTGATGTATCCCGTCAAAGGTACAATGACTAGTTCTTCCAGGAGGTGATCCGGCCTAGTAACTTACCCGACAAGATGAAGCCCGCTTAATTGACGGGCTTTTTTGTGGGTGGGATTACATGAAATGCGAAGAGGATGGCAAACATTAACCGAGGTGATATAATATTTTATGGCTGCGCGTTTAACGCAGGTGATAGCAGATAGCCTTTAAGGGCGGTGATACCCGAAAGCCACGGTTCTGCAATGGGTATCCAGGGAGGTTAGAAGCCCCCAGTACACCGACGAAGGGTGGAATTCCCTAAGCAGTCACCTATTACCGGCCTTCTGAATGAGCCTTAATCATTCTGCTGATAACTAGAACAAAAGGCTACAATGGGATCACCAATAAATCTGTCTGAGGAACAAGTTGAATTAGCAGCAGCCCTCACTCAATTACAGCGCAAATACGCTATCAATCTAGCTGGCTCTGATATGAGCCAGAGAGAGGCGTACAAGGCCGCTGGCGGGCAAGCAAAGACCGAGACAGCACAAGACTCAGCCGCAAGCACTATGTTGAGCAATGTGAAGGTTAGGGCTTTCTACGATTCACTACTTGAAGCTGCTCAGAGTGATGCGGTAATGACAAGGGAAGAAGCCCTTTCTCGCTTAACCAAATCAGCAAAGATCACAATCAAAGATGTCTGCGACTTCAAGAATGTTCTGGTCGGTGAAGATGATGAAGGCCATCCGGTATATCAAACGGTTTGGACGATTAAGAACTCTGAGGACATTCCTGACCACATTGCTGCAAGTATTAAATCTGTGCAGATCACAAAGTCCGGCCCGAAGATTGAGCTTTATGATAGCCATGGAGCAATCAAACAAATATGTGAAATGCAGGGATGGGAAGCTCCGAAAAAGCAAGAGATCCTAACGCAAGTTGTTATGACTACTGGTGATTATAAAAAAGCGCGCCAAGAAATGTTAGACAATGACGACTGCTGAAGAAATCTTTGCGCGAAAAGTCGAATGTGAAGAGGACGGCTTATATTTTAATCGTTTCTTTTTCAAGCAACGGTTCGGTACAAAAATGATCATTGGCCCACACCACAAGGCGATACAAGCAGCCCTTGATCGGACAATGTTGCCGCCTGATCATTCTGGTTTCATCTCTCGGTTGATTATCAATGTGCCGCCTGGTTATTCAAAGACTGAAATTGCTTCTATTGCGTACATGGCCCGTGGTCTAGCCATCAATCATCAAGCACGGTTTCTGCACCTATCCTATTCTCAAAAATTGGTATTGCTCAACAGCGGTACTACCCGTGAGATCGTCAAAAGTGAAGCCTTTCAGCAAATGTGGCCCATTGATGTCAAGAACGATACGGACAGTAAAAATATTTGGCATACCACAGTCAACGGGGGGATCACGGCAACCCCTGCAGGCGGTCAGGTGACGGGCTTCAGGGCTGGTCACATGGGCGAGGAAGGTGTTTGCCCTGTGTTCAGCGGTGCGTTGGGTATCGATGATCCTGTTAAGCCGGATGACGCATATAGTGAGACAATCAGAGAAGCTGTGAACAACGGTTACAATGAGACTATCAGTTCAAGGGTTGCTATTGAGACAATCCCAATCATTGTCATCATGCAGCGCATCCACTGGAATGATTTATCAGGATACCTGTTGCGGGGTGGTTCAGGCGAGCAATGGCATCACTTAAACTTACCGGTCATCATTGATAACAGTGAAACGTACCCTGATGAATACACCCACGGCATTCCCATTGATCACGGTCTATCTGACGGCTGGTTGTGGCCGTTTAAGCACAACGAGAAGCACGCTGTGGCACTCAGGTCACACCGCCGTAAATTTGCCGCTCAGTACATGCAGAAACCGATTAAACGCGATGAAGAAACCGCACTGTGGACTGAAAAGAGCATTGCTAAGGCCCGGTCACTTGATTACGGTGGATTAGTACCAATCAGAACGCTTGTAAGCGTTGACCCTGCAACCACTAACACCAAAACATCAGATGAGCACGGCATCATTGTCGGCAGTGAATATCCGAATAAAAAATACAGCCTTGATGGTGACTACAGCCGCAAAGGTTCACCTCTCATGTGGGCTGAAGCTGTCATTGCTGCCGTTGATAAACATGAAGCCGATGGTGTTGTCATTGAGACCAATCAGGGCGGTGACATGTGTGAAAGCAACCTCCGCAATGCTGGCTATCAAGGACGGGTAATCAGGGTCCATGCAAGCAAAGGGAAGACACTTAGAGCCGAACCCGTTGTGTCGCTGTATGAATTAGGACTTGTGCAACATAAGGGCGGAATGATTAAATGCGAAGATGAAATGTTAGACTTTGATCCGATTAGTCAAAAATCTAACGGGAAATCACCGAACAGGGTTGACGCTGCAGTTCATTTGTTGACCGAACTGGCAGGTGTCACAGGAGACATCGGACAACTACTTGATCTAGCAATGGGACAACAATCATGACTTCTAAATTTATAAGCGAATCAGCCGTTGACGGTTTTGCAATCACCCCTAACGATAGCGCTGATATGGCTGCTGTTGCTGTTCAGGTCTATGTCGGCGTGGCGGGCAACATGGTGGTTGATACCACTGAAGGCACAACGTTGACATTCATTGGATTGCAGGCGGGTCAGATTTTACCAGTGAAATGCAGACGGGTCAGAGCGACGGGCACCACTGCGACCAATCTAATCGGACTGACGGTGGCTTCATAATGGCTGACGAAAAGGACGACCAACTGACTGAGCTGCACGCGATGGCCGCTGAGTTGATGACGATGGGTAATGATGCCGGTGACACTGCTGGCATACGGAAACGGATTGGTGCCTTGATTTCAGGCGGTTATGATTTCTCTGACACATTACACAATGTGTTCCTTGATTTCGGTTATCCAATGCAGCTGAATTTCAGCAATTTTTGGAATATGTACCGTCGTTTTGGTATTGCAAAGAATGTTGTTGAACTGCCCGTTGATACCGGATGGATGACAAACCCAACGGTTGAAGGGTCTGACGCGTTTGAGACTGCCGTTGATGCTCTGGTTGACCGCATTAATTTATGGATCAGGTTGAAAGGACTTGATACCCGTCAGCGTGTCGGCCGTTATGCTGGCATGTTCATGCGTGTTCGTGATGGCAAAAACCCTAAAGAACCAATTGAAGGGAAATTGTCTGGCGAATCAGCACTGATGGATATGGTGCCACTGTATGAATCACAGCTTGAGGTCATTGAGTCAGACTCAAACCCCATGTCAGAAACGTTCGGTCAGCCGATTATTTTACAGTACCGTCAGTCAGTTGAAGGTGACCGCAATGAAGAAACGAACAACACCATCAGCATTCATGCCAGCCGTATTGTGTTTGCTGCTGAAGGTGCGGACGATGGTTGGATTTATGGCATCCCAGCACTTGAGTCAATATTCAACTCACTGATGGACCTACGCAAGATCATTGGCGGTGGTGGCGAAGGGTTCTACAAAAATTCATCACAGAATATTGTGTTTGATCTGAAGGATGGCGCCAGTGCCATGCAGTTCAAGGACAAGCTTGATAAATTCAACGATCAATATGATGACTTTAGCCGTAACCGTTCCCGCCGGGCTATGTGGACGCCTGGCATGGAAGCGAAAACACTTGAATCATCACTGATTAGCCCTGAACATTTCTTCAACATTGCTTTGAATGATGTGGCAGCTGGCGCACAAATCCCAGCAACCATCCTAATCGGTCAACAGACCGGCCGCCTTGCCAGTTCTGAGGACAGTCAACAATTCTTGTCAGTGGTTCAGTCTAGACGTGAAAACTTCATGACTGAAATGGTCCGTGATGTGTTTGACTGGCTGATTCAGTTTGGCATCTTGCCATCATCTGAATATCAGATTGTGTGGGATGACCTGCTGGCCCGTTCTGACAATGAGAAACTTGAAAACGCTGACAAGATGGCTGGCGTTAACGAGAAGCAATTCAAGTCAGGCGGTGAAGTTCCATTTTCTGGTGAGGAAATTAGAGAGGCTGCTGGTTTTGAGGCTGAGCTTGAGCCGGATGAGGGTGGTGAGGAATGACTACATCAATAAGAGTTGTTAGCGCCGGCATGCTGGAATTCGATGTTGACGGTGAGACTCTTGAAGTGTCGTTTGAGGCAATAGTCGCTGCTGGCGATCTTCTACGCACTGTATATGACCCACCTAAGAAATCTTACGGTCTTGAGTCATTATCTGAAATGCGCCCGAAAGAGCCCTGTAGTGATGGGTAACTTGACTGCATATCAGGCAACGATTGGTTTTATTCATTACGCTGTGTCAGATTCCAAATTTTGGGTGGGGTTCTGTATTGGCTCACTGTTTATGATTTGGTGTAATTAATGCCTAAAAAAACCAAATCAGACCCCACCGGTCAAGCAGTCAACCGCAACAAGTCAACACGCCGTCTGTCTGTCAGGCTGACCCGTGCTGAACGTGAGGTCAAGGCGTTGTTCAGGGCTGTTCCGCGTACCCGTCGCACACAGACCCGTATTGTCAACGCTGAACAAATAGCCGTCTATGACTATGATTTTGATCAGGCTGAATTTGGGCGGTCTGTTGAATTCATACTGAATGATGAATTGCTTGAAACACAAACCGATGTCATGCCGTTTGGTTGGTACTGGAAGGATGACGTTGAATTGCCTTATCGGCAGGGGACCGTTGAAGAGGTGCGTGATTTCAATGTGTTGGTGACCGGTGCTGTGGCTGCTGGCGTGTTGATCAACGGTTTGCCACCTCAAGCAGTGCCTGTTGAACAGGTGTTGTTGTCTGAGCCCTATCGAGCAGCGTTGAACAATGCACAAGTCAGCAACTTCACCACCATCAAAGGGTTAAGTGAGCGGACAACGGCACAGGTGCTGCAGCGGATCAACGCGGGCATTCAAGCCGGTGATACACCAACGTTAATTGCTAATGAAATCAGTGAGCGGTTCGACGTTGCCAAGTCAAGCGCTAAACGAATAGCTGAAACTGAAATTAATCAGGCATACACAAATGCCAAACTTGATGCGACTGATATACTGCGAGAACAAACAGGACTCAGAGCCGGTGTGATTCATATTTCAGCACTATCACCAACAACCAGACAAACACACGCTGATCGCCACGGAAATGCCTACACGACAGCCGATCAACGGCAATGGTGGGCTATTACACCAAATCGAATTAATTGCAAGTGCAATATCAGATCAGTGCTGATTGACCGCCAAGGCAATGTTGTTCAGGCTGAATTACAGGCTGACATTAAGGCTGAGGGTAGGGAGTTTTTTAGTGATTAACTTGCACCGTATACAGAATGAGGTTATAAACCGACTATGAAACGTATAATGATCCAATGTCGAACGCTCGTAAACCGCGATGCTGTGCGTAGAGAATCAATTGATGGTGTTGAACACATCATTGTATCAAGCTCAACCCTTCCTGATGACATCGTTATGAACGGTGGCCTGTACCCTGCTGAAGAGATTGCCAAAGGTTTTGAAACACTTGAGCTGACACTTGCTCCAATTGAACACCCTTTTGTGAACGGACAGTTTATCTCTGCCAGCGATCCGCGCGCGATCCACGGGTTTCACGCTGGAGCATTCAACAGAAATGTTCGTCGTGAAGGTGGCCGCGTACACGTTGACAAATTCATCAACGTTGCTGAAGCCCTCAAGACTGATCGTGGCAAACGCTTACTTGACCGTATCGATGAGTTAGAAAATAATAGTGATCCGCGGCCTATTCACACCTCGGTGGGGGTGTTCTTAATGCCTGAAGAACTGGCAGAACCGCAAACGAACGCCCACGGTGATGAATTCACATGGATTGCCCGTGACTTGATGTTTGATCATGACGCTATCCTGCTTGACTCAGTTGGCGCCGCTCAACCCCATCAAGGTGTTGGAGTAGCAGTCAACAAAGATGGCGAGCAAACAGATGTCCAGAAGTTTGATATAAATTCGGGATCTGGTAGCGGAGATGCGCCATATCAGTTCAATAGGCTTGCTGCACTCTACGGTAATCAGGAAGGCATGTCTCTAACTGAGATACATAAGGCTGTTGATAGCGCATTTGAGCGTTCAGCCGTTGACGCTGACTGGATTGAAGAGCTGTTCAGTGATAAAGTTATTTTCTGGTCTAATGACCAATTATTTGAGGTGCCTTTCGTCATTGATGAACAGGGCCTCGCAACGATTGTCGGTATTCCGTTGCCAGTTGAACGGAATGTGACATTTACCCCAAAAACCAACCATTTAGAAGGTAACGCTATGAAGGAACTCATGTTGAAAGCCTTGAGTGATGCAGGAATCTCAGTTAACGCTGATGCTTCTGATGCTGATCTATTGGCCGCATACAGTGAGCTTCAAGCCAGCCAATCTGACGGTGACGGTGCTGGCGGTGCTGGTGATGACAACGGCCTTGCCGATGTTGTTGCTAACGCTCTAAAGCCGTTGACTGACAAGATTGACGGCTTGGAAGCAAAATTAAACTCAGCAGATGAAGCGGAAGTAACCCGCTTGGCTGACCTTGTTGCTAACAGCGGCAAGTATCCCGCATTGGATGCGGACAGTTTGAAAGTATTAGGTGTGGATAAACTGAAAGAAATGGCGGCAAATTGTCAGCCTGGCTTCGGTCTGTCCCCTGTTATTAACCACAGTGGCGGTCAGAACGATCAGTTCTCAGCCCCTGTTGATATGCCTAAATAGGAGGGTTGACTCATGGCTATTATTGGAAAACGTACCATTTTTGTTGGCCCTGCTGATGATGCAAATCACAAACCGTTGCTGATTGAAGGTAAGGCACTTGCTGCTACTACCCCTGGCACAGTGGTTGAAGAGGTCGCAACTGGCCTACAGGCAAACGCCAATGCGGCAACTGTTTTCGGTCAGGAACTGTTAGTTGCTAACAAAGACTGGATCAAAAGCAAGACTGTTGACGATGACTGGACCATTAATGAAAACATGGAAGCGGTCAAACTGCGTTCCGGTGAATTCGCCAATGTGTTGGTCATCACTGGACAGGCTCTCGTTCGCGGCACTCCGTTGGCGCTGAATGGTGCAGGTCTGCTGAAAATTGCTGTAACACCGGCTGTGGTCGGCGCTACCAGTGAACAGGTGTTGTGTTACAGCGACGAAACAGTAACCACAACAGCGACGCAGCTTGTTAGCGTTCGCGTAGCGTAGGAGAACTGAGATATGCTACTTCATAAAGATATTATTCTTAACAGCCGCTCTGGTGCAGAGCAATGGCAGGAAGTTCGGCGAGCCCGTGACGCGTCAAACCGACATAACATGTCGCTGAACGCAATGGCTGGCCTGAATGTTAATGAGGGTCTGATCCCGCGTGACGTGTATCAGGAATTTGACAACGTGACTGTTGAGCGTATGCGCTCAGATGACGGTGACACATTCTTGAATGATCTGTTGCCTCTGTCCCGTTCACTGTCAATCGGTAAGCTGGTTAATCGTTTCCGTCAGGTATCTGACGCTGGCAACGCTCAATCATCTATGTCCGGTCAAATTGGCGTGAAGATGGATCAGACTGATTTCAGCTTTGACGGCTCAATCATTCCAGTTCATGACACTGGTTTTTACCGCAACTGGCGCGAATGGAATGCGATGACATCTGAAGGCTTTGACGGCCTGATTGATGATCAGCGTGAATCCGTTGCAACAATCCGTCGTCATCTGGCTGATGCTTTCCTTGACGGTCACAAAGACAAGAATGGTCAGTTCATCAAGGTTGATGGTCTGGATTGGCAGGGCATGCGTAATGATAGCCGTGTTGCTCAAGTTGACCTTGACGCCTCTGGTATCAACTTTGACTTTACGCTGACATCAAACACCGGTGATCAGATCAAAGCCGCGTTCATTCAGGTTCGTGACGTGCTGTGGATCACCAACAAGTGCGAGCGTGAAGCAACGTACTATGTTAGCCGTGAAATCATGTCTAACTTTGAACGTAAATTCAGCACTCAGTATGACGCAAAACTGATCAGCCAGGAGCTTGCACAGCTGATGGGTGTTGCTGCCATTAAGGTTAGCTCTAAGCTGACTGGTAATGAGCTGATGGCCTTCCCTCTTGATTCAAACTTCATCCGTCCTATGGTCGGTATGGGTCTGAACACAGTTGCGATGCCTCGCCCGGTCTACAACTCAAACTATGAATTTGTGGTTTGGGGTGCGATTGGTTTTGAAGTTCGTACGGATTTCTTCAACAACACTTGTGCATTATTCGCACATGAAATCCCATAAGGAGTAGGGTATGAAGAAACAATATCGTGTTGATCATCCTCAACTTCATTTATCAGTTGATGGCAAGCTGACTCACATTGCGCGCGGCACTAGCTTGGCAATGACTGAAGAGCAGGCCAAAGGTTATGTGAAGCGGGGATTTGTCACACCATTGGACGGTGAAACTGTTGATGTGGCTGACGGTGCTGATGAAAGAGAAGCACTGAAAGCGCGTGCCGCTGAGCTGAGCCTTGAAGGGTCTAATCGTTGGGGTGCAGAACGCCTCAAAGAAGAGATTGCAAAGGCTGAAGCTGAGATTGCGGCCGGTAACTCTCTGTAAACCACTGAGATAGGGGCTTAACGGCCCCTATTTTTTAATATGGCTAATACCCTCCAAAACATCGTCATACCTGTTAATCAATGGGTTGACCTATACACCCTATCCGGCATCAGTGTTGGTGCTGAAGTCTCTGTTCAGAATATTGGTGTGTGTGATTTATATTTTGCTGTTCAGGCAACACAACCTACCAAAAAAAACACCGCATTTAAGATCATTCAACGTGAAAACGGGATACCTTATAACTCAATACCTGGTGATGCCGGTTTGTGGGCTTTTTGTAACACTGATGGCGGGCTTGTCAACGTTGAGTTATTGCGCGACAGTGAATCAAAAGATAGAATAAGTGAACAAGAATTCAGACAGTCACTTTTGGTGGCTTTAGATTCGATTAACACAGAATTACATTTATTGAATGCTCGATTTGAAGAAGCATTTGAAACCGATATTGACGGGGGTGACGTGCGATGAGCGGTGACAGTACTATTGTCGATGGCCGGTCTGGTAGTACAGCTAAGGTTGATAAAAACAACCGGCTGAATACAGCAGCTGTTTCAAAGGATGCCGTTGTTGAAGCATCAATCAACGGGGATACTTTTTTCATCACCACAGGCACTGTCAATCTGACAACAGACACCGAATCATGGTTACTCTATGTCAAGAACGAGGACACTGTGCAATGGGTGGTTGATAGTATTGCCGCTGCTTTTGGTGTATCTACGGGCGGATCGGGTGATTCATTCAATCAATTCAATGTTGGCGCCACAGAAGGGACGCTGATCAGCGCGGGCGTTGACTTGCCGGCAATTAATCTCAATATTGGAAGTCCTAAGCAGCTCCCGTCCACTATTAAATTAGGCGGGGAGGGCAAAACCATAACCAATGGTATCAATACACCTCAAACGTTAGAGCCTGAAGGTTTATTGAGCCGTGAGTTTGAGGCCGGTCCGGTGGTTATACCTCCCGGTGCGTCTTTTGCTATCGCGTATACTCCGCCTGCCGGAAACACCAGTCAAAATACAAGCGTTCAAATTGTGATTTTCAGGGAGCTGGACAATGGCTAAAATTACAGGTCCAAATGGACAAGTTGCAGATGTTGATGACGACAACAAGCTTCAGGTGTTTTCGATTAGTCAAAATGAAGACAAATTCAAAAACATTGATGGGCGGTACTTTTCAATTTTTGTCAACATCACGCCTGCCTCGCCCGGTAATAATTTTTTCTATATTACAAATACCGGTATTTTTGATCTATTCATTACTGACATCCGCATCAGTTCGTCAGTACCCAACAAATTCCTGTACAAGAAAGCATTAGGCACACCCATTGGTGGTTCAGATGCTGCTGTGATGAATAGAAAATTAGGAAATCCCAAATTACCCAATGCGACAATTCAGGAAGGTGTAAACATCACAGGCTTGACTGATGACGGGATATTTTTATTTGAGGAAATAGAAGTTGCTAATTCTCTCAGGCTCATCAAGACATCCAGCAACATTATTATTCCCCAAGGTCAGGCTGTAGCATTTGAGGCATCGGCGGTGGGGCTAGTGACCGCGATTGTATCTCTGGCTGTTGTTGAAAAATGACAGCCAGCATCGGTTTAAAGGATTCCAAAACGGGACAGACTGCCAGGGTCACCCGTTTTGGCCAACTGGTTGTGGCGCCATTGGATTACAGTCAGCCGATTAAACGTGAGCTTGATACGATTAACACTGCGTTTAATTTCCTGTCGCCTGAAGCCGGCAAAAATATTGTTATTACTGATATTCTGGTCAGCGCAAATAAGGATGTCAGCAACGTTGACCCTGCTGACATTGAAATATACGGGGCTGACGGGGTAGACTCACTGATCCCCTTACCAAGCGTCATCAGTCCGCGACTGACAAGGGCTGCAAACTTGGCGCTGACTGGTTTAAATTTGCTAATCCCTGAGGGTAAGTGGGTCAACGCTAAGACCAATGACAACAACATTCTGATCACGTTGATGTTCTACCGTGTTCCTGTGGAGAAGGTGTAATAATGGCAAGAGTTATAGTAACAGAAGTCAAGGTCATATTACCTGCTGACACTCAACTGACAGACCCTCAAATTCAAGCCGCTATCGATGCCGCAACGTGTGTTGTTGATCAGGCTGCAGCGGGTTGTTCATCACACCTGACGGACGCATGTCTAAAACAGGTTGAATTGTATTTATCGGCACACTACGCCGCGGCAACTGAGAACACATTATCGCTGGTATCTGAGACTGACCCATGTAGCGGCGGAAAGGCTGTGTACGGGTTTAAATTCGGTGAGGGTGTGAAAGGTACACCGTTCGGTCAAATGGCAAACACGCTGTCAGGTGGCTGCCTAGCTGAGCTTGATAAACAATCGACTGCACTGCTTAGTATTGGCTGTCACTGATGTCACTGTTTAAACGCAATCTTGCCAAATACGGGCAACCGATTACGTTGCAGAACCGTGACATTATGGCGCCGATATTTGGTACGTCTGACTTTGATGAAACCTTTTCAGGTGATCAGGTAGTTCAAGCGATTGTATCGACTAAGCGCGGAACGACTCTGTTTGATGGTGTGGCTACCGACAATCCAATTACTCACAAAATAACCATTGTGTTCATCGCTGGCGTAACTGCTGAAACGTGGGTTCTGTTAAATGGGCGCCGTCTTGACATATTGGATGTTGAAAATTGCTGTGAAAAAGATGAAGTTCTGATCCTCCGCTGTACTGAACGCGGAACAGGTGAGGCATCTAAGGCATGAGTCTGACCATTGACCGGAACAGCCGCAAGGCAATACTCAGAATTCGCAACCTCCGCAAGCTGACGCGGTCTGGTGTGCAGTTCGCGGCGTTTACATCAGGCAGAGGGTTAGTCAAAGCCACAAGCGCTGAGATACTGAAAAAACCCAAAGGTGGACGCACATACATCCGCCGTGACAGTGCAGGCAGACGCCGCCGGCACATTGCATCAGCGCCAGGTGAAACACATGCTAATATTAGCGGTACATTGCGCCGGTCATTGGGGTTTAAAGTTAACCCGGGTCAGTTAGAATTTGGCTACGGTGTGCAGAGCAATGATGCGCCCGATTACGCGGGCTTTGTTGAATTCGGGACACGACGCATGAAGCCCCGACCCTCATTACAGAACGGTATAAAAAGTCAGCGGCGAAACTTCCAAAATAATTTTGAACGTGAAATCGGAAAACGATTAGAGGGGCGTGGATTTTGAGGTCAAAGGATATTGTCAGTCAATTAGCTGTATTGCTCCCCTCATTTGTGGATGACTTCACGGATCAGTTTGCGGTGACCAGCCTGACGCGATCCGGCACAACTGTCACCGCCACAACGTCAGCCCCCCACGGTTTGTCAGTGGGTAAGCAGGTCAACATCACAGGGGCTAAGACCCCGATTGCCATTACCAGTATTACCCGTGTCGGCATAGTGGCAACACTGGCATCCAGCGCTGATCATGACGTCACTGAGAACGCAGGCTTTGACGTTCAGATTGAAGGCGCGACGGAATCAGAATTCAACGGGACGTTTACTCTGCTGACCGAACCGAACCGCCGCACTCTCACATTTCAAGTTGCTGACAGCGGCCCAACGTCCGCTACTGGTAGTCCGTTGTTATTGAGTGGTTCCAGTCCTCTTCAAAGCTACAATGGACTGCGTGAAATCACAGCCGTTCCAACAACGACCACGTTTGAATATGAAGTCACTGACTCAACACTGTTTACACCTGCTAGCGGTACAATCGTTGCTAAAACATCGCCGCGCATTTCCGCTGCTGTGGATTTTGAACGGTTGATTGACGCCTACACAAAACAAAAAGTCGATGAGGCGTGGTTATTTGTGGTCATGGGTGATGCACTGGCCGATAAAAACAGAAACATTGACACTGACAGCACTGACAACATTCAGAACGGTAATTATTTTAATCAGCGATTGATTCAGACTGTTCAACTGTTCGTGTTTATTCCGTCATCCGGTGAAATTGCTGGACGTGACGCGCGTGACCGTGCTGAAGAATTGTTAAAGCCGATCTGTAATAGTATTCTAGGGGTTAAATTCCCTAGTCTGGTTGAGAACAGCAACAATCCTTTAATGCTTTCAGGGCATGGGCTACAGGCGTATAATACGGCGTTTTACGCTCATCAGTACGCTTTTGAGGCAACACTGCAACTGGGACCGTCAGACATATTCGTTCCGACAGATGATGTTGCATTCCGTGACATGGATTTGACTATTGGCCTTGATGTCGGCACAGAGACTTTCAACACATTAATTGACTTGGATGATGAACCATTATGATAAAACTCAAAATTAACAGCGTACCAGGCTTTAGCGGGACAGTAACTGTTCAAGCTGATGCCAGCGGTGTACCATTAGAACGATTCTGGCGCAAGCGTCTGAAGGATGCTGAAACAGATAATTGTGTTGAGGTTGTTAAGCCTGGCACCCCTAAACGTAAAGCAGGAGAAGGCTAGTGACCACAATCAATCAGCCACGCGTAAACGTCAATATTGTGCCTTCTTCACAGGTGGCACAAAATACGGCGCAAAAGATTCTATTTATCGGTCAGAAAGTGGCGGCAGGCAGTGCCACTGCTGGCGCGTTAGTTGAAAACATCGGCAACGGTGGCGCGGAAGATGCACTTTTTGGCCGTGACAGCATGCTTGCAACGTTGATCCGGTCAATGAAGGTCCGCAATCAACAGGTTCAAGTCGATGTTATTGCACTAGATGACAATGGCACCACCTTCGCAACTGGCACGATCACAGTTGTTGGTACAGCCAGTGAAGCGGGCACACTGACAGTTATCACCGGTTCCGAACGCAACCATAAATTCACCATTGCCGTTGCTGACACTGACACTGAAACGACTGTTGCGGCTGCCATTGTTGCGGCTGTTAATGCTGATCTTGATGTGCCGGTCACCGCTGGTAATGTTTTAGGCGTTGTCACCTTCACTGCTATCAATGCCGGCACCTACGGCAACAGCATTCCGATTGAAGTGCGCGGTGAAGTTGCGGGTATTACGGGAACTGCCGTTGTGGGCATGGCATCCGGTGCAACTGACCCTGTTCTGACCACTGTATTCGACCCTGTAGCCGATAAACGCTATCAGGCTGTTGTGTGGCCTTACCCTAACGATACAGTTATTCTACGGGCTTTCCTTGATCCCCGTTTCAACGCTGATGGCGTGGTGCTGGATGGTGTTGGGTTCACGGCACTGAATGACACGTTGTCCAATCTATCTGCCCTTGCAACACCTCTGAACAGTCAATCACTGGTTATTTTCGGCGGTCAACAAGAGACTGAAACCAACTATTCCGGCGGTGACATTGTTGAGATTCCAATGATCAAGGCTGCTGTTTTTGCCGGGTTCCGTGGTTTGCGTCTTGATACTGACGGTTTTAATATCGCTGATCTTGTTATTACTGCTAACGGACCTCTTGACTCTTTTGGTGGTCCGGCCCTTGCATCCAAGCCTTATTTTAATACGCCTTTCGCTGACCTGTTCCCAATTAAAACAGGTCGTGGCTTTGATGCCACTGAAATTGAAACGTTGAAGGATGATGGCGTCAGCTTGCTTGGCAACAACATTGCGGCCAACGGTATCGTCACAGGTGAAGTGGTAACGACTTATAAAACGGACGTTGCGGGCAACCCTGATGTGACGTTCACCTTGCTGAACTTTGTTGATACGGCCAGCCAGGCGCGTGAGTATTTCTTCAACAACTACCGCAAACGTTTTGCTCAATCACGACTGACTGAAGGTGACACCGTGAAAGGTCGTGACATGGCGAACGCTCAGACTGTCCGGTCCTTCTCAAAACGCTTGTATCAGGATTTGAGTGGTATTGATTTCGTGTTGCTTGAATCCGGTGAGGCTGCTTTAATCTTCTTCAATGATAATCTGATCATTGCGATCGATAAGGCGTCAGGCAAAGTCACCATTCAAATGATTGTACCGATTGTCACACAGCTGCGTGAAATTGCAGCAACCATGAAAATTGCTTTCAGCACTACTGCTTAAAAGGAGCCTAGCTGATGTCAACACAATTAAATGATATTGTCATTCTGGTGAATGACGTTCAGATTGCATACACCGCTGACTCATTAAGCTGGAAGGATGGTCAAGGTGATTACAACATCCGCAACGCAATCGTTGGCGGCGGTCAGACTGAGCAAGTGTTCAGCAAAGACCTTTCAACGAAGTTCGGCATGGTTAAATTCTCATTGCCGACAACCGTTGAAAATGAAAAATTTAAAAGGGCATGGAAGGACAATGACAACAATAATGTTGTTGAATTAATCGGCCCTGCTGGTTCTGGTTTTACCAAAATCTTCACACAGGCTGCGATTATGGAAGATCCAGAATCAAACGCCGCAACTGATGGGAACATTGAGCTTGAATTCAGAGCCAATCCAGCCCAGTAATTAACCGCTAAAGCGAGGTCAAGCTATGAGCGAACACACTTACGAATTAAAAAACCCGTTTGAATATGCACTGAAAGGTGACACTCAGACGGCAAGCTTTATCACCATGACTGCACCAGGTTATAAGCAGGTGGTCAACTTCACACCTATCAAGCAAGCGTTCATGTCTGCAATTTCTGAGGTGACCGAAGACCTTGACGGCAAACAGCCGGAAGAAGCCAGAGAGGCTGAGGGGTCGGTCACTGGTCCCCAAGTCATGCAGCTAATGTATCGATGGTCAGGCGATATGAATAAAATATTTATCCATGCTGCTGAGCTATTCAAATCAGGCGTTGCTTTGATTGACGGTGAAACAGTAATGAAAACTGCGACACTTGATAAAATGACCATGACAGACGTTGAAGGTCTGCTGGGTGATTATATTGCAAATTTTATAGCGCCATCCCTGATGGATGGACAGTAGATAAACACAGGCTATTAATTTGTGAAATGGCCGCCTTCTATGAGGGCGGTATCCCTTACAGTGACTTAGCAGCAATGGCAATCGATGAACTATTTGCCGTGGTTGAATGTGCTAGTGAAATCAGTCGTAAACGAGAGGCGGACTTGAAACGTGGCAAATAAAGTTGAGGACGTTACATAATGGCTTCAAAAATCAGCTTCATTATTCAGCTGAAAGACCAATTCGGCAAAGTTGCCGCTAAAGTCAATCGTCAGTTTGAAGGCATGAAACGGAAGGCCGATAAGGCCAACCGGTCAATCACTGAGCTTGTCAAAAAGGGTCAGCGTGGACTAGGTAATCTAGGCAAGAAAGCTGCCAAAACCGGCGCTATTATGACCGCCAGTCTGACCGTGCCAATTGCATTATTGGGGCGGGCTATGATTAACGCTGCCAGTGACGCCACGGAAACCGCCAATAAGTTCGACGCTGTGTTTGACGATGTTAGAGGTAAAGCCAATTTAGTTGCTGATGATTTTGCGCGGAGCTTTGGTGTAGCTGGATCAACAGCTCGTAAAATGATCGGTGATACTGGTGATTTGTTAGTCGGTTTTGGATTCACTGGTGATGCCGCTCTCGAAATGTCTAAGAAGGTCAGTGAATTAGCGTCTGATTTGGCGTCATTTCAAAACTTTGCAGGCGGTGCAGAGGGTGCCAATCTTGCTCTAACTAAAGCTATCCTCGGTGAAAGTGAGTCAGCCAAAGCGTTAGGTATTGTTGTTAGACAAGGCACAAAGGAATTCAAGACAAACATAAAGCAGATAATGCGAAGTCAGCGCGTCAATCTGCTGCAAGCTAAAGCGATTGAGATATTACGGATTGCCACCACTCAAAGCCGCAAAGCTGTTGGCGATGTCAACCGTACTTGGGAAGACTATGCCAGCGTTCAACGTCGATCAACTGAGAGAACAAAGGAGCTAAAGGAATCATTCGGCCGTTTGTTGATCCCTATTGCCACCAAAGTCACAAACATCATGATTAAAGTTGTTGATGCCATCGGCAGACTGTCACCAGGCATGAAAAAAACAGTCTTGATCCTTGCCGGGCTGGTCGCTATTGGTGGCCCGCTGCTTGTGGTACTGGGCGGCATTGCTTTAGCCTTCAGCGTCATCAGCTTGCCGATTTTGGCTATTGGTGCGGCCATATTAGGGGTGACTGCGATCATCACAGCTGCCGTCCTCAATTGGCAGAAAATAACAGACGTATTTAATGGAATATGGGAAAGCGCAAAAGCTGGCCTGATTGATTTTGTGAACTTCGGAATCCTTGCAATCAATTCATTGTTAGCACCTCTCAACTTTGTTGCTGAAAAACTAGGCTTTGGCAGTGTTAGCATTAGCCAAGTACAAGCCCCCAGCGCGCCGGGTGGAGGTGCTAACGGCACTTTAAACGGGCAGATAACGGTAATGGCTGAGCCTGGCACACGGGTCAGACGGACAAGCATTCAGGCCCGTGGACGTGGAATGAATATCGGAATGAATATGGCGGCTACCTAATGGTAGATGATACCCAAATCATCAACGGATCGTTCAAAGGCGTTCCGATTTCAATTGACTCAAGTTCGATTGAGGGTGGCCGAAAGGTAGCGGTGAAGCAATTCCCAAGCCGTGACACTCAGTCTGTTGAAGATTTGGGGTTATTGCCGCGCAAGTATTCACTTGAAATTATCATCAGTGCCAAACTGCAACAGGATTATTTCGGGTACAGAAACCGTGTGCTTGCTGCTGTTGAGTCAAAGGGGCCCGGTGAATTAATACATCCGCTCTATGGTCGGGTTGATGATGTTGTTGCTGTCAGCTATAGCTTGAATGAGAATTTTGGATCATTTGGCGATACCCGCATCAGTGTCAACTTTGAGGTCAACGAGAATACAGGCATTCCTCAAACGTCCGGCATTGTGGTCACAGAGATTGCAACCGCTAATGATGCCGTTCAATCTGCTATCAATACTGACATAGCTAACAATTTCAGTGTGACCAATGCGTTTGCTGGGAATTTCGGTTCAGCTGTTGACAAGGTGGACGGCATTATTGATGAGGCAAACAAAGCAACTGAGTTCATCGGTGAAGCAGCGCAGACGCTTGACACCTTTAGTGCGTTGATTGGTGAACTGTCAGCGAATGTGAATTCATTAGTTTCCAACCCCTCAAAATTAGCTGATGCTGTTGTTGGTCTGTTTGAGAGCGTGAATGGTCTTTATGCTTCAGCCGGCGCCACCTTTGACACCATGACGGGCTTTTTTGGATTTGGTTCCGATGACACAATGATCCGTCAGGATACAGCGGGCAGAATTGAGCGGCAGAACAACAATGATGTTTTAAATGGTGCTGTGTCCTCTGCCTCTTTGGGCTATGCGTTTCTAGCAGCCACACGGACTGATTTTGAAACAACCCGTGAAATTGATGAACTGACTGCTGAACTTGACGCGCAGTATGAAGCGATTCAAACAAATGGGTCATCACAAACAGTCAAGGATTTAATCACTGACATGCGGGTGAAGGTGTTGCAGTCACTTGATCAGACCCGCACCAACACAAGTCAGATAATCACTGTTCAGACCAACCCAACAACCGTGCGCCTGTTAGCGTTTGCATACTATGGTGATGATGAACTTGCTGAAACAATTGCTGAATTGAACAACATCAGTGATGTGTCATTCGTTGAGGGTGATGTTGAGGTATTGACGCTATGATGCTTCAAGTCAACGGCGTGGATTATACCAATTTCACATCAGCAAGTTGTGAAATCCGCCTTGATTCTTTGAGCAATAGTTTCAGCTTTCAGGCAGTGGCGCCACAAGGCCAACCGTTACCGTTTAAAGGTGGTGAGGCATGCAAGGTCGTTGTGAGCGGTGAAACGGTTCTGACAGGCAGTATTGAGATCGTCAGCGTTGATTATGATGGTTCTGACCATGTTATCAACGTTAGCGGCCGTGATAAGACTGGCGACCTGTTAGACAGCACCATTGATGCGCTTGATGATATACGCGGCGATGAACTGACATTGAAAATTCTAATTGAAATCGTTATTGCTCACTTAGGATTAGACATCCAAGTCATCGATGAAGCAAACCCGGCGGCGTACAACCCCGCTGAAGATATTGCCGCACCGGAACCAGGTGACAATGCATTTCAGTTTATTGAAAAATACGCCCGCAAACGTCAAGTACTGCTGACCTCAAACGGTGACGGCAATGTTGTGATCACTGCCAATTTAGGGCAGACGGCAATTGGCGCAGTTCAGCACATCATCGGTGCATCCGATAATAACGTCATGAGCAGTAGTTTCAGCTTTGACACAACCGGAAGATATAACGCCTATAAAATGGCATCCGGGTTGAATCCCGTCGCTCTGAATTTGGCTGGTGATACTGACCTCGCATCAGTAGTCAGTCAGAGCGGCGGGGTCTTTGATAATGAAATCAGGGCAGGACGGCAATTGATTTTAATTTCAGAGACTCCATTCTCAGACAGCGACTGTGAAAAGCGTGCCAGATGGGAGGCTGACATCAGGAGAGCGCGGGGGCTTTTATATTCAGCCGTTGTGCCAGGTTTCCGCGTTGGGGTTGACAGCGGCGATCTGTGGGCCATTAACCGCCTGTATCAGATTGTTGATGACTTCGTTGGTAAAGTTGAGCCCATGCTATGCAATGCAGTGACGTTCACCTTTGACGCTGATAACGGCAGAAACACATCATTGGGATTTGTAGGTCAAAGGGCATATACTCTGTTCCTTGAACCTGACCCATTAGTTGAGGAAGCCACCGATGTTGCGTAATTTATTAAGGTGGGCCCGCATCACTAAAAGTAGCAGTGATGATCAGCAATTCGCGGCACAACAAATGGAATATTTAGGAAAGGTTGCTGACGGGGCCATGGTGTTTCCTTATGGTTATCACGGCAACGTTCCCGCTGATGTATTGGCACTGACAGCATCTATTCAAGGCAGCCCCGATAATCGTGCAGCAATTGGAGTATCACCTAAAGACCGGCCGACATTAGCTGAAGGTGAAGTTGCTTTTTATCATCCGTCAACTGGTGGTTTTATTATTTGGCGCGCTAATGGCGATCTGGATATTAATGCGGGCACTAACAAGCTGAACATCACCGCCGCTGAAACGAACTTCATAGGCATAGTGAAGGCCAACGGTAAAGTCATTGATGATACTCATGGTCACCCACAGGGCAATGACTCAGCAGGTGACACTCAAGCTAATACCGACGGTGTGCTATGACAACTGACGCAGTATTGACAATTGATCCGGCTACCGGTTTTTATGACTTCACCCTTGATGATGATGGTGACATCAAAACTGCTGACTTTTTCGACACGTCATTGCTGTATTCCCTGTTCGGTGAACGTCGGGCGTCCCCTGATGAAGTGGTTGACCCTGAGCGTAGACGGGGCTGGATTGGCAACAGTGATGACTTTGAAAACGGGTCAAAACTATGGTTGCTGTCACAGTCTAGGCTGACCCGAAGTACGCTGAACCGGATTCAGGATGAAGCTGAAAAAGCATTACAATGGTTGGTTGATGACGGTCTTGCTGTGTCGATTGATCAAGTGGTTGCAACATTGTCAGGCGGGAGGGTATTGTTAGACATTACAATCCGCCGCACCCGTGATAAAGTTGACCGTAAATTATTCACACTTTGGGACAACACCGGCAATGTCACTTAGCTTAATAGAAGGGATAGGCGTAAACGATGTTGATTTACCAGTTGATATTGATGGTGCCCGTTGTCCGTTTTATTCCGCTTGGAAGTCCATGATCAGCAGATGCTATTCTGCTGATTCTCTTGCGAAACATCCGTCTTACTTAGACTGCTTTGTGTGTGACGAATGGCTTTTATTTTCTAATTTCAAACAGTGGATGATGTCTCAGGATTGGAAAGGGAAAGAGTTAGACAAAGACATACTGAATGCAGGCAATAGAATATACAGCCCTGAGAATTGTATATTCGTATCAAAGCACGTAAATAGATTGCTCAATGACCATCGACGCGGTAGAGGTGACTTACCTTTAGGTGTGACAAAACATAAAAATAAATTCCGTGCTAGATGTAAAGTTGAAAACAGAATTGCATCATTGGGTTGTTTTCTGGTATTGCAGGACGCTGTGAACGCATACAATAAATTTAAAAGTGAAGAAATACGACGTGTTGCATTTCAGCAAGTAGATTGCCGTATCAGGAACGCGTTAATGATTCACGCTGAATTGAGAGCTAATCAATGTTAGATATACCCGAATCAGCAGCAGAAGTTGAAGCCAGGTCAAAGGCTGATGTTCAGCGCGAACTGAACCAGTCAAATCCGTTTCTAAAAAATAGCTGGTTAGGTGCCATTGTTACGGCCGCAGCTAATCGTATTTTTGACTTTTACTTACAATTGAAAGCGGCTATTCGTGAGAATTTCCCTGACACAGCTACCACAGGCGATACCGGCCTTCTGGTAAGATGGGCGGCAATATGGGGTATTCAGCTACAGGCAGCCACTAAATCAAACGGGAACGTTGTAGCAACAGGCGTTGCAACTTCTGTGATTCCTATCAGTACTGTGATGACTGTCAGTGATGTTGGTAACTTCATCAGTACGGCAGCTGCCACTATCTCAGCACAGGTTGTGAACGTTGTTGATTTCACCCGTGCTGGACAGACCGCAACTGCAAAGTTTGCATCAGCGCACAACCTGGCAAACGGTGTCAGCGTAACGCACGCAGGCGCCAGTAATACTGAATACAATGGTGCGTTCATAATCACAGTAACTGCTGACGATGAATATGAATTCACTGTCATTGGTTCACCACCTGATGAAATCGGCACAAGTGCAACGACATCCTTCACCACCGCCAGTGTTCCTGTACAGTCTGAAGATTTTGAAACCGAGATTGTAACCGTCAATCTGGACGCTGGTACAAAGCTGACGTTACAAAGTCCAATCATAGGCGTTGATGATACTTTGACGGTTGATTTTGGCGCTGTCGGTGGTGGCACTGCTCAAGAGTCGGATGATTCATTGCGGGCAAGAATGCTTGATCGTATTCAGAATCCTGTTGCTCAATTCAACGTCGCTGCCATTATAGAAAAAGCAAAAGAAATAGCGGGTGTGACGCGGGTATTCGTTCAAGAGGTGACGCCCGCCATCGGTCAGGTGACCGTTTTTTTCATGCGTGACAACGATGTCAACCCGATTCCCACAGGGTCAGAAGTCACTACAGTCAAAAACAACATATTGACTATTAAGCCAGCGAACACCGCTGATGCCGATGTCATAGTGTTAGCGCCAACGGGTGTGACAACTGACTACACATTCACAGCGCTGAGCCCTAACACATCAACAATGCAAGATGCTATAACCGCCAGTTTGCGTCAGTTCTATGATGAACGAACCGCTGTGGGCGTTAACATCGATGAGGACGCATACCGTTCGGCGATCTTTAACACCGTCGATACGGTGACAGGCGATGTTGTATCAACATTCACACTGTCTGCACCTGTAGGTGACATTGCTATTGCCGCTGGTGAGATTGGCGTGCTGGGTAACGTGGTGTATCCATAATGTCTGATTTATTCCTACGACGCGACGTTGAACAATACACAGACAGCCTGGCGGCATATTTGCCGGGCGGTGAACTGTTTACATCGAAATCGATTAAAGATAGCAATTTCCGCAAGCTATTGACCGGCATGGCTGGTGAATTATTCAGGGCTAATGGTCTGTTGCGTGAATACAGCTGTGAGATTATACCAGATCAAACTAACAAGTTTCTCAGTGAATGGGAGTCAACACTCGGCATTCCCGATGATTGTTTCAGCGGCACGGGCTCTAACGATGACCGCCGGCGTGATATATTAGTCAAATTGGCGGCGTTGGGCGTTCAAACAGCACAGGATTTTGTTGATTTGGGTGCAGCATTTGGTGTAACTGTGACGGTAAGGGGCGGAATAGATGAGATTACATTTCCTCTAACATTCCCTATTGTAATGTTCACAACAAAAACTGAAGCACGGTTCACCATAGTTGTCAGATTCACCGTTCAAGCCGCAAACAGGTTCCCGTTAGTTTTTCCGATTACATTCGGCAGTGGTGAAATAGCAATTCTTGAATGTTTATTCACTAAATTAAAACCCGCTAACTGTAATATAATATTCCAACAGGTGTAGAGATATGCAAGATCTGAACGATAAAATCACGGGCGGGACGCTAACCGCCTTAGAGTGGAACGAAGTACCTTCTGAGATTCAGAACGTTATTGAAGGTTTGGGCATTACGCTGTCCAGTGGAGATCTCAATCAACTAGGTAAAGCGATTGCGGGTTATGTTGCTAACGGTACATTTTACACTGATAGTGGTGCTGCTGATGCATATGTGTTGACAACCATTGGCAGCAAACAAGCATTGACGGCATATACTGACGGTGCTGTTTTTGACTTTATCGCTGCCAATCCAGGCACAGGTGGTGCAGCAACTGTTAACGTTGCAGCGATAGGCCCTAAAAACATAAAACTTGCGGACGGTAATGATCCTGCAGCTGGTCAGATTGACGGACGTGTGACTCTCAAATTCGATTTAGCTAATAATCGATGTGAGTTAATTCAAACTGGTCAAGTTAAAGTTACCATTGTCACTGTAAGTGACGCAGCATTCACACCGTCACCAGGTGTTAAATCTATTGAATTCACTGTTATTGGTGGTGGCGGTGGTGGCGGTGGTGTTGACGGGCAAGGAGCTGGAACGAGTGGTATTTCGTCAGCGGGCTCAGGTGGCGGAACATCAATCAAAACAACATTTGCAATTAATGCAACTTACAACATCACAATTGGTGCGGGGGGCCCGGGTGGTGCGGCAGGTAATAATAACGGTACGGTTGGTGGCAATACTACCGTTGTCTCCGTGTCTTTATCTTTAACCGGTAATGGTGGCGGTGCAGGTGTAGGAAATACAGCCACTGCGGGAAATGTAGTATTAACCGGTATTACGGGGGGAACCTCATCTGGGGGTGATTTAAATATCCAAGGTTCTGACTCAGATTTGATTAGCGTGGTGAACGGGGAGGTTGGCGGGGCTTCAGTGAGCGGGTCATCTATTTTCGGTGGTGGTTTAAGAACAAGATTTCTCAATACTGGATTTAATGGTGTATCACCAGGCTCGGGCGGTGGCGGCACTTCTGTTGGCGATGTTGTCACAAATTTTGCGGGCGGTGACGGTGCTGATGGTATTGTAGTTGTTAAGGAGTTTTTCTAATGATTGGATTATTGGTTGAAAATGGCGTAGTTGTGAATGCGGCGGTATTCGATACGTTACATGAAGGCTGGGTTCGAGCCGTTGGTGGTGCTGGTATCGGCTGGATTCATAACGGTGATGGCACATTTTCAGCACCGCCTATGCCTCCACCAACAGCAGACGAATTAGCAGCCACTGAGCGACTATGGCGTGATGGTGAGTTAAAACGTGCTGACATTGAAATAAGTAAAGCCGAGGATACACTCGGCGCATTCAATGCGGAAACTTGGCGGGCTTATCGAATGAATCTAAGAGATTGGCCAGCTGATCCATTATTCCCTGATCCTGCATCACGCCCGGTGGCTCCTGGCGGCGTGTAATATGCATCCTCTTAAGCAGCGAATCATTAATGACATCATTGCGGCTGAAGGTGGCTACATTGATGATCCAAATGACAGCGGCGGTGAAACCAACTTCGGAATCACGGCAACTGTTGCCCGGGTGTCAGGATATTACGGTGACATGCGAGAAATGCCGCGTGACTTTGCGTTCACCGTTTACTGTTCCCGCTATTGGGACTCATTGAATGCTGACAGCTTGCCTGAAGCCGTTGCTGCTGAAGTGGTTGACGCTGGTGTGAATATGGGCGTCAGTTGTGCGGCCAAGTTCCTTCAGCGGTCCCTGAACGTGTTTAACAAGCAGTGCGCTTTATATAATGACATTATTGTTGATGGTGACATTGGACCAGGCACGTTGTCTGCCCTTGATGCGTTCCTTGAATTCCGTGATGAGTTGACTTTAATCAAGGCGTTGAACTGTCTGCAAGGTGCGTTTTATATTGAACTAGCTGAACGCCGTGAAAAAGATGAATCCTTTGTTTATGGATGGCTGAAAAACAGGGTAAAAGTATGAATTTTCTAGGGAAGTTATTTGGTACTGACAAGGCCGTTGACAATTTACTTGATAAAGACAAAGGGCTTTTAGTTCGCGCAGGCGGGTGGATTAACGATCTGAACTACACTGACGCTGAAAAGGCTGATAATCAATTACTGGTTAGACAGTGGGGAATAAAGCAGCTTGAAGCATTGGCCCCGTTTAAAATTGTTCAACGGATAATTGCCTTTGCTGTAACGTCATTATGGTGGGTAGTTGGCATCAACGTCATGATTGCGATATGGGTTGAGGCTGTGTGGCCCGATATACAAGCACGGGAACAGATGCTACAGTTCGCAATGTCGGATTATGTATTTTGGCCGGTGCTATCTGTCCTTAGTTTATATATGGGCGGCGGCGTGCTACCTAACTTATTCAACCGTAAAAAGGATTAACACTAATGACTAAGCATGTCATACCTGTAAAACACCCTCAGCCACCAAAACGTAATGTTGGCGGACGCGGCAAACAGCGTGAAAAGCCTGTTAAATGATCACTGTTCTGCTGATAGTGATTGCCGTTGCTGTATTATTTCAGCCTAACGCTCCGCGTTTTTTCGCGGCTGCTGTGTTTGTATTAGTGACCCTCAGTCATGAATTTGTCATGTCTGATGTTGACGGGCTGGCTTACTACGGCAGTGCTGCATTATTCGACATGGGAATCATCATGTTGACCAGCGGGATAAACCCCATTCATCAGATGGTCATTGACTTGCAGAGAATATGCCTGGCATCAGTTTTTATTAACCTTGTTGGTTATTTTATTTGGTTGGCGTATCTGCCGCCTGCTATCTATGATATGTCATTCATGGTTCTTTACACATGGACGTTATTAATACTAATTGAAAGGAACGGGGCCGATGTGGGAGGCTATAGAATGGATAGCTGGTATTCTTGTTTTCGCTTCAATCGGCCTTCGTTCTTTGGTCATATATTTGGCAACGGTGGTCAAGCGTGAGCGGCAGAGAGTTATTGCAACAGCTGACACACAACCCGAAGGTTGCAGCGGGCGTGGCAGCGATGACAACAGGCACAGGGGCAGGGACGGTCCTTGATTGGATACCTGACGACATTGGTAAACTAGCTGTGATTGTCGGCATCATGGTGTCAATAATGATACTTAGAGTTCAGCGCGTTACGTTAAAAAAAGAACAGCTTGAATTGCAGATTATGAAAGACAAGGAAGCGGAACGAAAAGAAGCGGCTGAACTTCGGAAAGAGACAGGACAGCCGCTGAGAAGGGAAGCAGATTAGCCCTCACTTAAGACAGCAATTATGTAAATTAAAAGCAGAGCCCACAATGGGGAAGTGACTATCATTGCAAGAACAGTCCGACTGCGTTTATTCATAACCCATCCTCATCTAACATTTCAAGCCGACGTTCACAGACTTGCATGATTTCTTTGATAACTTTGCGTTCATTATCCCCTTTGTCAATCCAACGTAAACCCTTTTTGACGATTTGTTCACGGGCGCCACCACCAATATTCAACGCATCACAAATGCAGTAGGGATCAAGTTTGATTTTGACAATGCCGGTTGTGCGTTCCTCATCAGTCAGTGGGCGCGTGTAGTGATTGTCATAATGCTTGGGCATTGCCGTGTTCTTCTTTCCATTTCGTTACGGTATCTCGCATTTGGTCCTCTTTACTTACAGGTATAGTCACTAGTGTGCAATCTTCATTAAACATTTTCGAGCATCTTTCAAGCTCATCCCATAAATGCTGATTGGATGAGCATCCAACGCACAACGATACAATCAAAATACACAAAGCAAACTTGATTGCTGTCATCACTTTTCCTCAGTTTGGGCTATTGGTTAAAACGCTTGTCGCACCTTCGTATGGCTTGCAGAATTCAGGGTTAACGAACGACCCTCTATCATCAATCAGCCAGCCCTCGGGAATAGTCGCGCTCTCTTTCCCAGTAAAGCCGCATACCTTGAAAACCCTGTTCTCGCCAATTACTTTCACGAAACTCCCTAATGCAATATTGCTCATTCTTCTATCCCTCTAATATTTAATTGAAGTATGGGCGATCTGGCCTTTAGCGATTAGGCCGATCAGATTCTTTGCCGTGTCTTCGTCGATACCAGCTTTCATCATGTCAGCCAGTACAGCGCGATTAATCTTGCCGCAATGAGCCTTATTTGCAGCTCGTGCTTCCTGTTCGTCAATGAGGCGCTGCTCTTCTGCGATACGGGCATCATCCTTGGCCTTAGCTTCACGCTCTGCCTTTTGCTCGGCGGCTTTGATAGCTTCCGCCTTCTCATGCTCTGCGCGCTCTGTTGCGGCTTCGGCATCTTTAACAGCCTGGACTCTTTGCGCCTCCGCCTGCTTTAGAGCTTCTTCCTGCTCCCATTTAGCTCGTTGCTCGGCTTGCTGCGCTGCCTTTACTGCCTGCGCGGCTTCTGCTTCCTTGCGTGCTGCCTGGTTCGCAGCTTGCGCTGCTTGCTCGTTTGCTTCACGGGTTGCTCGTTCGGCGGCTTCTTGTGCAATATTGGCTTCTCGATCTTTGCGTAGCTGCTCTTCACGATCAGCAGCTTCTTTTGCCAGCCTGTCTGCTTCTGCTTTAATTTCAGCGGCGAAGCGGTCAAGCGCGTCATTCATTAACAGGCCGATTTCATGGTCAGATTCGATCTGGTTTGCCAGCTTTTCAGCCTCTTCGATTGCGACTCGCTCAGCTTCTATAGCAGCTTGCTTTGACTCCCATTCATCCAAAGGCTTGCGGGCTTCAACCTTTAGATCGTCCATAGCTTCTCGCATAGACTTACGGCTTGAATCAACTTTTTTACATTGATCTTTCCAGCCAGTAACAAGCTCTTTACCCATGGCATCAAGGCGAGTTTTAACCTTTGCCACCTTGTGTGCTAGAGAGGCGGTTTTAGCCCTACTTGTTTTGGTTGTCATGTCATGGTCAAAGCTAGCCACCACTCCGCGTACTTGGTCGATAGCATCATCCAAGCCTTCGCCGTTGGTGTATGCTGCCAATACTGTAGATGGCTCAATTACCACTAATTCTAATACTTCTAAATCTTCACTCATGATGTTTTCTCCACTTCTTCTTTTCGGTATTTACCATAGCTAAATCGTGTCTTGCCTTTTTCGTCCTGAGCCGCCAAACAATTCAGCTTGCCTTGCTCGTCAAACTGGCTAAACCACGTCCACTCTTTAAGCTTTAATCCCCAGCCAGCTTTAACTGACGGCTTGCCCCACTTGTCTTTTTTGGTTTCGTCTAAAAACCACTCAACATCTGAGCCGTTTTTATTTCCACCGCCGTTTAGTTTCACTTCAATAATTGGGTAATCATAAAGTTCAATGCCTATCCCAAGATTGAAGCAGGCCCTTTTGAATGAATCGCTTGCCTGCCCTTTCTCCTTCGCTGCCTGAGATTCAACACCCACATCCTGAACCCATGCCCACTGCTTAATGCCATCGTTCCAGATACCTACAGAACAGAATAAGCTACCATTAATGAATTCATGCTTGCGTTGCCACTTGCCAATACCAAACGCTGTATTAAGCCGGTTCATGTCGACACGAGCATCTTTGTACGCCAGGATCGTTGCATAGCCACCCTTATTGATTGACTGAACTCTGAAATCAATCTGGTCGATGGCTAGCGGCTCGCTTAATGACTTAGTGTCCACAAGCCTCCTCCATCATCTTTTCAGTCCGGTGTGTTGCTTCTTGCTCAAGCGCATACTGTTCGCTTTTTAGCTCTGCTTCTTCCTGCTCTATCGCGCACTGCTCGATCTCAAGTTTTCGCGTCAATCTCTGAAACTCTGCCAGCCGACTCTCAAGAGAACTGACTAGCATCCTCTCAAATGGCACCCCTTTTGCTGCGTGAATCAAGTCCATCGCCAAGCCTTGAGCGTTTCCCAGCGAATCAATTATTTCTTTTCGTGTTGTATTATCCATTTCCAATTTCCTTTTTAAACTGATCAATAACATCTGTGCTAATACTGCAATCAAGATTCCAGTTGACCAGCCCGACAATAGAGTCGAGAGGAAGCTCTGGGCGGCGCTTTCTTGTATCAAATAACGCTTCCAGATGCTGCTGGTGGAGTTTTTCCAATTCACCCTCATAATGCTCCCGAGTTTCTATTCTCGTGCGATGGGCGGGCTTAGCTGCTCCAAACACTTCGTTAAACTTGATTGGGTCGATTCCGTTTATCATTCCTCTTGCTCCGTCGATTCTTTCTCTACGTAACCAGTTGGCTCTGCGGGACTCATATCAATGATTACTTTGATCTGATCTTTCCATTTACGCCAGAAGGTTAGCGCTGTTTTACCGTCCATTTGAAGAATTCGCTTATCATCAAAGCCCCACCAATCTGTAATAGGATGTCTCTCGCATCCGATCTGCAAATAAGTGTCGGTGTATGCGATAGGATATTTATCGATACAAATTGACTTGATGTTTTTTATATTTCCATTGGCACCCCACAGGTCGGCACCCCACAGGTTGGCACCCCTCAGGTTGGCACCCCTCAGGTTGGCACCACTCAGGTCGGCACCCCACAGGTCGGCACCCCACAGGTCGGCACCCCACAGGTCGGCACCCCTCAGGTTGGCACCCCTCAGGTTGGCACCCCTCAGGTTGGCACCCCTCAGGTTGGCACCCCACAGGTCGGCACCCCTCAGGTCGGCAAGCTCGCCGCCCTCTTCATCGTCCATCCATAATTGATGCTTGCTAAGGATTTCTTTTAACTTTTGCCGCTCCATTTCTCTTTCTCCTAGGTTTTAAAGTGTCTGCCGGTTTCTGAGATGAAGGTATGCTCGTCAGGGCAGTGGCCCCACTCGGCGCAGCCTTTGCAAATGCCTGGATATTTAAACTCTGTAGCAGGGAATTGATCGCTGCATTCGTCGCATATCTGCGCCTCTTCTTTCTGCGCTTCAGATTCATTGTGAGCCGTTGTTTCGTCTTCAACTCTGCAACGTTCCATCGACTTATTCTCCACACTCAATTGACTTGTCGTAATCAGGCCAGCTACCTTCGCTAACCATATCGCAGTAGATATCCTGCTGACTCTGCTCGTCTTCGTAATCCATGCTGCCGATGATTCCGAAGGCGCAAATTAGTAATGCGATGATTAATATTTTCATTCTGCACCGTACTTAGCTTGCAGCCTCTTAAATTCAGCGCGTTCACGATCTTGTTGCAAAGATACTATTCGCTCTTTTCTCGCCTCGCGGTGCTGCTCCTCGGCGCCTGTCTCCATTCGGCTATAAGAAATCGATATCTTTGCGTCGCTACTGCCTTCATAGCCGGAAGTGCTGTCAATCTTAATCTCTGCGGTATCGATAAATTCCTTTGGAATTGAATCAATCTTTTCCGCGAACCACGCTAAGCAGTCAGCAGCATTTTCTGGAGGCCAGTCACCGACATATTCTGCTTGGTCAAATACCGCCACGTTTACTATTTGTTTCATCTTCCTACCCCTGTCCCGTTTCGTTTGATGCTGTAAAGATTAATGGCGCCAGCGAATTAATACAAGTGTTATTTTAATTAATTGTTTGCGGCTATCGTTAATTTAGCATAAGATGGCTTCAACTTAACTAAACACAACAAAAGGCACCGCCCTATGGATATTGGAAAATCAGTAATTATCGCCCTTAGAGATAAAGGCAAGAACAAGAGATGGCTGGCTTTTGAGCTTGCTGTTACACCGGCAACGGTAACCACGCTCTGCAAGAACACATCATGTACAGGACCAATGCTTGAAAGGCTGTGCACCGTGTTTGAATCGAAGGCGTCTGAATTTATCGCGCTAGGAGAATAAGAATGGATTATCCAGATCTTTTGTCTCATGAAGATATCGTTTGTCGGGGCACACCAAAAGAAAATATTATGCATCTGGTGTTAACGGAAAATTATGGGCCTTTCGTATATTTTCTTATAAACGAATCAGAAATAATTTATGTCGGCCAGACGTTTTCACTGAAAGGCCGTATTTATCAGCACACAACAGAAAAGACTTTTACTCATGTTTGCTTTCTAGAGGTGAAAGGAAGCGATCTAAACAATATTGAGGCGGCGTACATTGTAAAGCTCAACCCGTCTATAAATCGCACAATCCCATCCAACGACCTATACGCCAGCACTGGAGCTATAAGAACTCGGTCGATGGAAACACTCAAGGCTGCGGTGGATAGAGCTGTCGAGATAATAGGGCCGTCATTTCAGCACGGCGACCATCGGCCGGCTAAGTATTTCAAAATTGCAGATGTTGATCTTGCTACAGCAAAAATCGCCGCGGCTATCGAAGAGTCGCTATCTGACCTTGATGCGTGGGTGACTGGCGAACCATTAGAAGCGGCGGGAGAGTGATATGAACAAAATCATAGAAGTTAACAGCCTGCTTCCTGAAATCGAAGAGGCGCCTGAGGGAGAGACTTACATATATATATTATTTCTCGGGCAAGCCTGCGTTTATGTCGGTCAGTCGAGCGCCCTTAGAGAGCGGGTTTATCAGCATCTTGTCGGGAAAAAAGAGTTTGACCGGGTTGAGTATTCTCTCTGTAAGCAGGAAGACGCCAACACTAACGAAGCGGACGCCATTGTAGATCTGCGCCCAGCACTAAACAAAATGCTGCCTCCGACTGATAAATACATAAACAAAGCAGAATTCAAGAGGCTTGCGGTTAGGGCTATCTCGGTAAAGGACGAGATTATCGTCTTCTCTACCCACTCAACGGAGTATATGAGAGTTGATGATGCAGAGCGCCTGATTGAAGAGATAGGAAAAATGACGTTTGGAGCAGAAAAACTTAACAAGGAGGGCAAGAAATGAAAGAAGGCGACGAAGAACATAAAGCATTTGAAAAGCTAGGAAAGAAGATGGGGCTTGACATGGAAATGCACCCGCTTCACCTGATGTATGTAAGCGAAATTACACACAAATATCTGGGCATATTTAAAGAAGGCTATGCCGCAGGCAAGTCTGAATTATTGGCCGCGATTGAAGCAGGGGAATAGTGATGACGAACAAAGCAGAAAGTGTGCTGGTGTTAGTGATAGGGGTTATATCAATAGTAGCATTTGGCTATTTCACCAATGCCCCGGCAGCAGTCGCGTTATTCGTCGCACTCTGGACAAATAATATGTCGCAATAAGGAGCAGGGCCAATGCTTGACAAGCTGTGCGCCGTGTTTGAATCGAAGGCGTCTGAATTTATTAAGTTAGGAGAGTAGAAGTGATATCAATACGGCGGGAAGATATGCCGGCAGAATGTCCTCATTGCGGGGGGTTGTTAAAGTCTTATCATTCTGCCGGGGTTACTAGAAGAGTATGCATGGAGCGTTGTAATGGATACGAAGTTGTCGTCCAGATAGATCACAACGCAGAACAAAGAGGCGATCCAGCCGCTATTAAAATGATGGCGCATTAGAAGTAGGGGAATAGAGATGTTTACTAAAGAAGCTTACGAGGTAGGCGTTGACGCTAGAATCAGAGACGGCTACAAGCGCAAAGTTAGATTGCGAGAAACAAAAACCATGCTCATTAGCGAGTGTGGTAGACGATATGGGAAAAACAATGGCTTTAGAACGTTTGGTGATTGGCCTATGTTCATGCTGG